TCATAGTTCAAAGCCACCTTCCAGTAGCGACTCAGATATGGCAACTTCTGAACTTATCATCCTGCCACCAACTGCCTCTACATCTACCCAGCCCTCTTCAGCTATGTCATTAATTGTCTTTTGTACCCAAGGCCACTGTTTCCCATCTCCTCGCCCAGCAGCCAGTGTATAGGCGTATTGCCCAACAGGTGTGGTATCATCGTAATCTTCTGCAAAATCTGCCTGCGACCTTTTGGCAACGTCCCCAAAAACACCAAACCTAGCCTTAATATAATATCTAGTTTCTTCCATCAATTCGTGGTCTATTGCGTTCTGTAGGTTGCCAGATTGGATTGCGGGATACCCTCCTGGAGGAGCGTGTGCTCCACCCAAGTCTTTCATACCGTCCTTAGCTATCTCGGCAGCCCTCTCCGCAGTATTATTTACCATTTTTCTGGCCTGACTATATGCGAACGCTCTATAGCCTCTATCGTCCCATACGTAGTTCTTGCCACGACTAACCCGACCACGTGATTTACCCTGTGGTAAGGTAGCAAGGGCACCAGCTGTATGTATAAAGCCTAGTTGAGCCATACTATACCTCCTCTGGTTGATGTAAGGCTAGTATGAAATGGAGGTTGCTGTCGAGGATTCCTGTTATTTCTGCTTTTCCACTGCCCCATTCGTCCCAAGCCACCTTATCCGACTTGACTATTCCTCGTTCTGTCCCGTTATTATATTTTGGTACAAAACAGATCCATTCATACTGTACGTCAACTTGACCTCCAATTTGCTCACGCACCTCTGGTAAGTTGTCCCTTTTGACGACTCTGGCGGGAACATCCTCTTCTCTAGCAGTATCCCAGTTGTAATCCCCACCAGAGCCGATGCCATCTTCTTTGGTGCGTTTATATATATCTACAGTGTGTTCCAAGTTCATCTAGACCACTCGCATGACGTGGGTACCAACAACTTCGTTAAATTTGTCCAAAAGTCTTTGGGCGGGATCACGCTCGAATTCTTGATCCACCCCAGCCTCGCTAGAACTAACAGGCTTCTGGTACTTCAAGCTTAATAAGAGGTAGGCAGCCCAGTATTTTTCAGCCTTCTTGACTTCAGCATCAGTCAAGTCTTCGTATTTAGCCACCTTGTTAGCAGCATCGTCTAGTTTATCTGAAATTTCTGCAGAACTGGGCTGATCCTCTATGTCGTTAGGGAGTTGAGCCCTAACGTCCGACTCGGTTGCTGAAGCCATTTATCTCAACTCCTAGCTAAGTGTAGGATTACCGTACATGATTGAGTCGTAGCTATCTTCGCTGTAACTAGAGTCATACCTGACAAGCACTTGACCCAAGCGTTCCCAGACAGGAACTTCGTAATAAAGCCCCTCGTCTCTGGGGTCTAGTCTCGTCATGTCTTGTGGAAGTACAAGAGCCATGTTTTCTGGAGAATTGTCTAGTACCATGACTTCCATCTCGTTACCTGCGCTACCGCCAGTGGTCAAGTAGTCCGTTATATATATATTCTCGAACATACCAGAGCTCTCTATAACATCCCACGCTGACCTACCAGCACCACCAGCATCAGAGCTAAAGAACTTAGTCCTCATTTTCTTAGCCGCCGCTTTAGAGACTACAAGTGTCCTGGCGTTCCAGGTACCAGTCTGGGACTCCATTTCTACGGCAATGCCGTTAATGTCCTCATATATAGTATCGGCATCATTGGAGCCAGTCTGCCAATCACCCATACTATACTCAGAGCCAAAGTCGCAAAGACCGTTCACACTAAGGCTGCCGTCACCCTCAAAGATAATTGTATTTTCCTTCTCTGCCATTTTGCGCCTGAGCGTCCTTACCATAGTATCTTCAAGCGGAACCCCAGTAGCCTTTGCAGCTTGAAGTTCCTTCTTACTAATATTGTAGCTAAGTGCTATCTCAAAGATATCTATGGAGTGGGAGGAATCATCTACATGGACGTTGTTGAGGTCGTCCCCAATATGATATACCGTCCCAGCTTCTCCCTCAGTCTCATATTTCTTGAACTCATGACTCTCGACCCAAGCAGGTATATCTTGCTTTAGAGGTAGAATAGACCTCCCTACAAGCTCATCTTCTTTGGGTGCATAAAGAGTCTCATCAAGGTCAATGAGATCTTCGGGGCGTAACATAGAATCGTTCAACATGCTATCATTTAGTGTCTGTTTCATAATTAATCACCTATCCTAAGAGGTTGAACCTTTACCAGGTAAGCTAAATCTCACTCTTACCTCGTCTCCAGTGCTTCCACCTTCAAGAAACTCCGCAGGAATAGCATCGTAGGAGCTCTCCGTGCCAAAGTTAGAGCTAGAGCTATCTACACCGACTCCAGGACCGTCATCTGGTATGCTAACGTCCTCTTGAAGCTCTACATAAGCAATTCCCTTTTTGAGGACTTTCATAGTGTCGTGTTTATCATAGTCCCTGCTGTCGTCCGTACCTATTTTTTCATTGGCCTCTAGAGCCAAACCTGCAAAGTAACCCCCACTATATTCTTTGAGCTCCTCGTCCTCGTCAGTATATTCGACACCCTTGCCGAAGGTAACAGTGCCGTCTTCAGAGGCCTTGAACCTCGTATCCATCTCTGCCTTCTGGGGGTTTCCAGCAAATTTTCCTTTCTTAGTTATACTCATATTCAATCACCTACCCTCTAAACTTTTCGATCCGTTCTTTTCTCAGCTCGTCTACCTTAGACGTTTCGCTGTCATCTCCGTCGGGCTTCATCGTTATAGACTTACCCTCATTTTCTTCCAGTTTTTCCATAGCAGCGTCAAACCTACCGTCAATGTAAGCATCTGACCTACCTTCGAGGTCTACACCGTCAAAAATTGCCCTGGTTAGGTCAACCTTAATTTCTTTGATAGACTTGCCTCTCCAGTTGTAGTCAGGTACAACTTCTCGTACCTTGTCCACGAGAGCAAGTTTCTGGTCAATCTTCTCTTCTACGTCATCTTCTTCCATCTTTTCCTCCAGACTGTCTAACCTGCCTTCGAGCTTGCCAATTTTCTGTTCCTTGTCGTCAGTCTCGTCTTCTAGCTCTTCAAGTCTGTCATCCTTCTCTCTGAGATCGTGAAGCCTTTCGTCAATCTCGTCCTGGAATGATTCTACGTCTTCTTCTTCCAGGCCTTCGCCCAACTCTAATTCTTTGTCGCCTATGGTTAATTTCATATCTCTCACCTCGTCTGATATTGCAATTTGTTCTGGCTTGCTATCGCCCTCGTTTTCTGCGAAATGCTCATCCCACAACTGATTTGCTATGCTAAGTACGTCACTAGCACCTTCTTGTGAGGCTCTAGCTTTAGCGTTGGCAACAGCGTTTCTGTTAAGGTTATTACTGGCTGGGTCCACTACTGGATAGCCCAGCGCAGTAAAGTTGTCGCCCGATTGGTCTATGAAGTGTTCACGTATCTCATCTCTCTGGTTAGCAGTAAGGTCATCCCACGATTCGTCTGGGAGACCTAGTGCCGACTTGAAAGCGGTAAAAGTTTTCTTTATGGCTGACCAATCTTTGTTTTCCGTACCATCATAACTAGGTGTCGAGGCGTCCTCTACTACCTCTGCCATAATTAGATCACCGTCCAGTCTAACTTTTACATCTTGCCCAGCCCTTCCCTGGGGTACATGTGCAAGATGGTTGAGCTCAAAATCAGTTTGTTTTTTATCGTACTTAGCACCTCCAAATTCGCCACTCTCATCAACTACGTTGACAAATCTGCCAATAGATACCTGTTCTTTCTTCCCATCTCTGATATCACGTATAAGGTCTTCATCATAAATAGTCTCTGTCGCCCATACTTCTACCGTTTCTCCGTCCCTTTCTGTCCACACATCGTTGTGAAGGGAACCTTTAGCATGGTCACCTATGTTCTGATAATTTACCTCTTCCTCGGGGTGCAAGTTAGTAACCGACTTGGACTTGATCGACTCAAGCCAAGAGTCCCTAGCTAGTTCGTCTGGAGGTAGTAATTCATGCACCACCTCGCCGTCGTCTTTGTAGGGGAGAACCTGGCTTTTCGTCATTAATACGTCAGCCGTGAGGACTCCATTTTCCTCGTCGTACCGCCAGTCTTTGATCTCTGCCTGGTCTACTCTCAGTTCTTTGCTCATAGAATCATCCCTTTCTTCCCATTGTGAATAACAGATACCTTGTCGTTCTTCCTGATTTTCCCCTTCATTATTTTCGTTCATCCATTCAAGGCATCTCTCAATAAACTCGCTTTTACCCTCATTCGCTTTTGGCTCAGGTATTGGCATAAATTATTCGCCATCCTCGTATTCTCTCTTATACTCGTTAGGATGTCTTTTACGAAACTTTGATCTTCTGTCGGGATTTTCTATCTTACTCAACTAATCTCACTCATCAAAACCTTTACAAAAATGTCTGCCTCTGAACCACTCGTGTTTGTGACCTTTACAAGCTGTTCTGTGTCTTTCGACCAAATAAGTGTGTCCCCCATTGCTTTGCCACCTATCTTACTAGCGCCCCGTCCGCCGCCTGGAATAAAATCATCTGCTACAGATGTACCTGATGTGTCAACTGTTGGGTTGTACCAAGCATCCATAGATGGGGTAATATCATTATTCTCATTACGTTTGTATATACTAACATCAGTGCCATCACTTGAGAATGTGGCTCCCTCTTCAACCTCTATCAATGCTTGCCCACCAGAGGAAACAGAAATTAAGGCTTTTAGGGGTGCGGAACCAGTCTTAATCCTTAAAAGAGACGAATCTGTGTCAGATACGCTCTCAAACAAGTTGGTTACAGAATATTCAAAATCAGCCATTGCAACCTACCTCCATTCATCCTTCCCTGTACTGCATGTCGTTTCTCTGCACCGAGATTGATACTACTTTTCCCGCCTCTATTTTGACAGTTACCATCCCGTTATCTATCTCTTTAAGCTTCCTAATAGCTTCAGATTTGAGCAAGGTTGCCTCCTCCGAACTTTCCCTGTAGTTCCTCATTACAAGGTCTAGCCCAACACCTGCATGCGACCTCCATGCCAGGCAATATACCTCTAGGTGGGTCATCCCAACGATAACGGTCTTGCCCGCCTATGTTACTTGCAATTTCTGCATGCTTTTCTCTAATCCTATTATCTGGAATTCCTATCCAGGCAAACCTTTCCAACCCTAGCTGCTCATTTTGAATATTTTTATTTATAGAGCCTTGCAGGCTACCAGTTTGGTCCATCGCAATGACATTAGCTCGACCACGAGATACATCGAACTGGTTAAAGACCTTTTGAGATATCTTGTCCTTTGACCAGCCCTCTCTGGCCCCTTTATATATTAGTCTCTCTATTTCCCCATATTGGTCAGAGGCTATCGAATTTATCAACCTGACATTTTGCTGTATCGTCTGACGTACAAGTTTGTCTAATGGTTGCTGTCTAAACATCGGTGCAAAGTCAGTATCCAGCATTGCACTTAGTTCTTGTCGCAAACCAGCAACCGCAGCTTGCCTTGTTTGTGTAGCCATGTTACTTATCTTTCTTTCCATAGCCAATGCGGTGATAGCAGCAGTGAACGCTTGTTCAACTCTCTCTAGGTCTCGCTCTACTCTATCCTGGTCATCGTCGGTCAAAAGCTGCACATGTACAGCTAGCGAGGACTCCCAGATGTTTCTGAAGCGATCTTCCGTTTCGTCTACATAGGCAACTATGTCCTTACGATATTGCTCGTATGCACCGTTAGGAAATTTGTTAGCAGCTTTGTAATAATCGTTTAACATATTTCTCCTATGCTACGTGGCGGGGGTGGTCATCATTGCGCTGGCTGACAACTATTACATGGCCTACCCCGCCGTGGATAGAGCAACCCTCTAACGCAGGACGTTAATCAACTTTCTCTTTATACCAACCTGTTGTATCTTCCTCTTCTTCTGGTGTCTTAGGTTGTATCGGCTCCTTTTCGAAATACCGCTCACGAATCTCGTCCACAGGCATAACCCCTGACTGAGCGAGCAATGAAGCAGCCTTTGCAGTATTAAACGCTATCTCTGATTCAGTCATCTGATCCAGCGACCAAAGTGGATTGAAATTAATTTCCCATTCAAAGCTATCTGGGTCTCTGTCCTCTTGCTTCATAAGATAGCGAACCAATTTAGCAACCTTTTCACGCAAGTACGTCTCTTGCAACCCCTTAATCCTATTGAAGTAGCTCATAGCATCAGTCTCTGAAGCACTTAGTGTGCCTGACTGGGCTCCGAATAGAACCGACTTTGGTATCCTCGTAGCCATGCTCACTTGATCCTTCAGGAACTCGAGCATGTCCTCCAAGCCAGATACATTTTGCGAGGTACTGGGTATCTCTATTGACTCTTCCCCCTCGCCATCACCACCACTATCAATGATGGCTAAGGTTCCCTGTGTCCACGCCTTTTCTAGTCTACCTTTGATCTTCTCTTCCTTCTCGTCATCCATCTGCTCTAGATCCGTCTTATAGACCTTAAACACTAGCTGATACAGAACCTGACCCAAACTCCAAGAAGCGTTATCAAAATATTGAAAGAGCTGTTTATACCTCTGGTAGGCAGAGCGCCCCCA